AACCATTCTCATTCCACCCATACCAGTTTGAACAATAAGTTGTCTCTTTGGATCTGGACCTTGGAATTCAACTTTTCCATTAAAGAAGTTATAAATCTCAGAACGGAATAAGTCAAGGTTAAAGTTATTCTTATTGTATACTCTTTTGAAAGAGTTATCAAGTTGTTGCCAAAGACCTACAGATAATCTTAAATCATCTGGTCCGTCTTGTCTAACTCTACCACCTTGTCCCCACATTAGGTAAGACTCAATATCATTTGATACTTTAGTCAAGTGAGCAGCTTCCATACTAGTAAGGAAAGATCTAGAAAGATCACCATTATCAAATGCTTTCTTTACACCATCTTTACCCATTTTTCCAACCATATCTTCTAGTGAAGTTACAGAAGGATCCATGTTATCTCCTGAAGATCTCCAAATCTCAGTTACAGGAATAGTACCATCAGCATTCATTCCACCTTTAATCATAAGATCAGCTCTAGAAGAAACTGAGTAGTGAACGTGAGCTTCAGCTCCTCCTACATAGTTGTAGAATTCACGGAAACCTGTTCCTGTTGTGATGTCAGAAAATCTTTCACCATACTCACCTCTAGCAGAACCTTTTCTAAAGTATTTAGTTCCATTTGCTAAAAATGCAGAATCAAAAGTTGCAGAGTTGTTATTGTTAACCATCTGAACTGTGTAGATGAACCCATCACCTGTAGGAAGAATATCCTCATCAGTAATGTAAAGTTCAGCCCCATTGTATTTGTCATAAGTGATGATATCACCATGTCCAAATTCTCTGCAGCTTAACTTAATACGAAAAGTAGTACCATCTGCACCTCTTGTGTTTAATAAAGTAGGATCAATATCCTCAATTATATAAGGAAGATCTCTTGACACAGGTGTTTGCCACTTGTACTCTCCACGAGCATTATCTACTTCAATTACATTCTTGCCACCAAAGCTAGACATTTGATAAAGAGGCATTTCAACTTTCTGAGACATTGCCCATAAGTCCACTGGACCTAGATCCATTGGTTCTGCATCCTTCAACATGTTAACCAGGTGGTAAGAGTCTACGTGTGAACTTGCGCTGTACGCTGTATCCCGTAGAAAGATACCATTGTTTAAAACTGGAGTTGCCATTTATTATTTGTTTTTATTTGTTTACTAATTTAAAATCTTTTGAACATATTGTTCTGTCTTTGTACTGTTGGTTTTGTTCTAGATCTTTTAGTAGATTGACTACTATTAGATTTAGAATAGCTAGTTTTTTTCTTTGACTGTGCAGTTTTTAGTTTTCTTACTGTATCTGCAACAGCTGCTTGACTGCCAAGACTTTTTACTTTAGTTTTATATCCATCAGGATCTGAAAGTAACCATAATGCTTCTGCAATAAGATCGTGTCTTGGTTCTACAAATTGATATTTTTCAAGAAGATGTCCTAATAAGTTTGTAGGCTTACCAGATATAGATGGATAGTTTGGTTGAACTAATCCAGCATATAAATGATTTTGTACTCTTTTATCTAGTTTTAAATCACCTAATTTACCATGTGCTAAGGTAGTATATACATTATCCATGTAAGCTTTAGCCTGTTCCTCTTGCTGCATTTTTTTATTTTCTTGTTCTGCTAACTTTTGCTGAACAATTCTTTCTTGCATCGCATCTAACTTTGGTTTGAATTGGTGAGCTTTTTTACCTAACTTCTCTGCATCATACCATTCTTCGATTTCTTCCTGAATTTCTTCAGCTGTTCCAAAGTTAGTTGCTGTAAGATATTGTCTTGCAATTTCTGCTTGATGACTTGAATTATCTGGATCTAGCTCCATTACTTCTTCCACATGTGAAAGAGTTCTAAATAATCCTTTTAAGTCTTGACCACCATCTGCAACATATTTTGCAGCTACTTGTAATTCTTGAGGAAGTGAATTAAAGAACTCTTTAGGAGTATCTCTTCTAATCTTAGATTCTCTTTCCTGGAAATTAGCTTCAAATAATTCTCTAAAATCTTTAGTAGTATAATCTTCTAAAGCTTTATCATCATCAAAACCAAAGAGAGTACCCTCCTCAATCATTTTAGTTGCTAATTCTTGTAAACCACTTTTATCTGTTTTACGCCTTCCTGGTTTAGCTTCTGTTTGTTCAGCATCAGATATCATATCATCTAATTCTGATAAAGCTTCATCTACCTCTGAAGCTTGAACTTTAGATTGCTCTACTTCTGAATCAGTATTAGTTGTAGTTTCAGTCTTGTCAATGAACGTAGTATCAACTTCTTCTGGTTTAGAGAAGAGGTTTGATTTCTTTTCTTCTGGTTCTGGCTCAACCTCTTCTGCTGGCAGCATTACACTTTCAGCTCCTGGTTGCCCAAACATTTCTTCTAAATTTACATCTACTTCCTCTACCGTTGTAGAGTCTTGTACTTGAGTTTCCTCATTTAGTTCTTCTGCCATTTGTTATTTTTTGTTGGTTATTACTTTAATATAAGAAATAAATATTAAAAATTTAAAATTCTTTAAAAAATTTTAGTTAATTTTTTGCATTATATAGCTATTTTAATTTTTTAAATATTTTTTCAAGTTGTTTTATATAAAATTCTCTTTCTTCAGACCTTACCATAGAGATCTCTCTTATAAAGTTTTCTCTTTCATTATGGCATTGATTTAAAAACTGTTCTCTTTCCTTATGCCAAGTCTCTCTTTCTCTTGAAGACCTTTCAGATATTTCCTCAATCTTTCTAAGTAACCATCTTTCTCTAGTTATTGCATATAGAACCCATATACCTAATACTCCATATTGCGTTAATATTTCAAAAGCGTCCATTACTTTTTATCCTTTTTTGATGGTTTTACATCATACTTATTTTTATTTTCCTTAGCTATCTGTAATTGCATGTTTGCTATATCTCTTTGAGCTTGTATCTTTTGTTCCTCTATGCTTATTTTTTGATTATGCTTAGTCATATCATTACTTTGCTTTTCTCTTTGCATTTGAGTTTGCTGCTGATACTGTTCTGTTTTTCTAATATTATCCATTGCATCTTTATAATCAGATTGCATGTTTTTGTCAATGTCAACCATTGAACCATAACCAGCAGCTTTAATTTCAGCAATAAGAATATCTTTTTGTCTATCCTTTTCTTTCTCCATAGCTACAGCATCAATTTTCATTTTCTCTTGTTGTTGTTGAGCTTGAAGTTGTTGTTCTTGCATTTGTTGTTGTTGCTGCATTTGCTCTTGCTGTTGTTGTTGCTGTTTTTGTTCAGAATCTTTCATTGCAGCATTAAGTTCAGCAATTGAATCAGATTGAACAATTTTACCAAGATCATATATACTAGCACCAGTTGTATTATTCTGCATTGCCATTTGCTTCAGTTGTTCAAGAATTGCTCTGTGATTTGCTGTAGTTGATGTAAATATATTAAGATCTCTCATTAACAAATCTGTGCCATTTATTTCAAAATTTACTTTTTCATCAGCTGATGTTATATAAGTAAGTCTTGCAGATGGAGTTGTACTATGGTAATACTGTGCTAAGTCAGTCCTCATTTGATGTACTCTTGGCATTAAGTAATCACAGTGTTGTATAAAATAAGTTTCTGTTTGAGCATATGACGCATTAACTGCTTGTTCTACACCAGTGGCAGTTTGTTGAGATATCTGTTGACCCATTCTTTGTGGATTAACACCTATTACTTCATATGCCTGTTGTTTAAAGTAGTTAGATAATTGAATTCTAGACATAAGTCTATTAGTCTGATCTAAATCAAGTTTTTGAAAATGTTGGAAGTTTAATGCATTTTCTGTATTTGTAATAGAAGTGTCGAGGGGTAACATTTGAAAATCCTTCATAGCTACATAAGCTTTAGCTAAGTTGCCTTTACCCCAATCCTCGCCTAATGAATGTTTAGGTAAAGTATTTTGATCAAGCATAATAATTGTACCTAATTCATCAACTAGTATATCAGCTATCTGATTATTTACAATATTATATCCTATTTGAAAAGGTTTCATTAAATCTACTAAAGCTGTAGACTTTGTGTTTCTATCTGAAAATACAGCTCCTTCTACAGGAAGTTTACAACCATATAAACTATTATCTCCTTTAAATTGAAATTTAAGAGGTCCTGGATTCTTTTTATCAACACCTAAATACATTGGACTCATTCCTGAAGGATTGTTCATTCCCCAGTAACTTGGTACATTAGGACCTATTTTAATACCACCCCATACTTCATTAATCCATATCCATTCAAGGTGTTCTCCAAAAATAACATTATCTTTACTTTTACCTTTAAACAATCTATTATCATATAAAGGTTTATCTGTTACTTTATAATCTTCTGTAACAATTTCAACAAGCACTTCTCCTTCATCTGTAACTTTAGTCAAGTGTCCCAGTTTTCTTTGAGACTTCCAATAGCATGTAGTAACTCTTACCAAGTCTAAACTTCCTTCAGTTCTATAGTCTTCACTTTGTGCTAAGATTTGTTGAATAGTATCATTTCCGTCTAATACACTGCCAGACATTGCTGTAGTATATTGACGCATAGCTAAAGAAGGCATTTGTGTATTCCACTCATGTGATTTAGTAGCATCATAAAAACTTCCATCATTTTGATAACCACCCATTGAATAAGCAGCACCTCTTACTGGATATATTGCCTCTAAAGCTTCTAATTGATCTTTAGTCATCAAATACCCATACTTATCAATAGCATCTGATACAGTAATCATATCTGTATAGCCAACCCAATTAGATTCTGATATATATCTTGAATCTGGAGACTTGTGATAAAAAGTCAATAAAGGATTCCACAGTTCTACCTCATAATCATCTTCCATCATTCTCATGTGCCAAAACTCTCTATCCGTAATCAACATATCTCTAAAAGCTCTTTCCTCCAATTCATCCATGTGAAACTTTTGAACATCTACTTTATGTTGATGAGTTGCCCATTCTTCAATCATAGATCTATAAGACTTTTTAAAAAAGCCCTCTATTTCTGGAAGAGATTTCATAGCTTCTGGATTTAATTGCTGCTGAGCTTCTTCACTGTCAGGATCCAAACCTTGTTCTAATAATGCTGCTAGTATTTTAGTTTCTGCTTGAGACATTAAAGTTTGTTCAACCATTTGTCTTTTTGCTTCAAGCATTTCATTATAAGAAAATTCATCAACAGCTCTATAAGTAAGCTTAGTAGATCTCTTAGCAAATTCAGCTACTAAAACATTAATTACGTTAGGAATAATTGGATAAAACTTTAATTCTAAAGCTGATCCAGAATCTTCACTTTGAGTTAAATTATCAATAATAGTTCTACTTTCAAGATCTTCTTCAACAATGTAATCATTTCTATCAATATGACCTTTTGCTAACTTATAGTTTTTAGAAAGTCTGCGTGAATTTATTTGCAATTGTTTTATACCATTCCACTCAAGCCAATCCATGTTCCAAGCTGCCCACTCTTCATCTTTCTTTTTTCTAGGTAAAAATTGTAAAGGTTGCATTATAGAGCCAACTCTATTTTGTTCAACCTTAGCTCCTTTCTTTAATTGAAGTGCATTATATACTTGCATAGCTATTTAATATTTTTAAATGCAGACTTTTTGAAACCTCTGCCATTTCTTTTATTATTTTTTTTACCTAGATGCCTGAACGGACTACTATTTAATTTAAACAAATTTTCTGACTTTTGCAAGTTTTTAGCTGCGTCATCTCTTATGATCTGTTTACTGTATCCTCTATTAGATTCTTGTATTCTTATAAATGAAACTAAAGCTACAAATGATACTAATCTATCCACATTGACTCCATCTGCATATTCTTGCATTTCTTTTATTAACATTGGATCTGGTATTCTCTCTATACCATAAGTTGTTTTAACAACAGTACCATCTGGTTTTGTTTCTTGATCAAGTTCTTCTCTTACAAACTCAATTCCATAACTAAGTAAATGTGCCTTAAATAATGTTCCTGTATTCTTCCAACCATATTCTTGATAAACATTCTTATTTGCAGCAAGATCCTTTAAAAACATTATTTGATTTTTAGGAACTAAATATCGTTGCTTTTTTCTATGAATCATATAATTAATAAAAAGAGATATATTATTCTCAATTACAGTCCATGCGTTATACCATTCTATTATGAGTTCTAATCTTTGATGCGTTTGTTTTATATCATCAAATCTTCCACACCAAGCTGCTACTATTTTACTTTGCTCAATATATGTTTCTGTTTCTGTACCGGTTACCCTAGTAACTTCTACAGAATTTTTCATAACGTAAATAGAACAAAGAGAATCTGATGTAGTAGTTTTACCTTCTGCAACAGGGTCAATAGATGCATAATAACTTCCAAAGTCAGGCTTTTCTTTATTGGGTCTTTCCCAAACCACTAAACAACCTGTTTTATCCTCAGTCTTTTTATTTACAGGAAAATCTTTTATAGGATGCTTATTACTTTTTTGAACTGAAGGTTTACCTTCAGCATCAGCAAAAATATCTAAGAACTCATAAGCATATTCCTTTTCTTCTATTCTTCTTGCTTGTGCAGCAAGCAGGTGTGTAGGGAACACAGAAACAGATCTATTATCAAAAGCTTCTTTAATATTTCTTGGATGCTGAGATATTCTTAATTGGTAATCTTCTGGAGCTAGTTCTCTTTTCCATTCATCAAATTGAGCTTGTAAAGCTACAGTAGCTTCTTCTACTTTGGAGTTACCATACTTATCTATATGCGGAGGCATTGACCATTGTTCAGGAATAAATAAACCTGACATACCTTCAGTACCTTTATGATCTATTAAATTAGTTTCTACAGCATAAACATCTTTGGAGGTTGGGTTAAGAATCATATCCTTAAGCGGATTGCATTGTGACAAATCTCCCACTGATCCTGCAGCTATAAACAATCCTGTAGTTGTAAGTCCTGATCTCATTGCTGGTCTCATATATTCATAGGTCTTATCCATCTTAGGTGCAATTCCAGCCTCCTCATGAAAAAAGTATTTAACAGGACCCCCTACACCATTTGTTGGATCTTTTTCAAATGACATACCTTGTATAGTTCCTTTTAAACCTACCTCAGTTTTTCTGTTACCTTTTCTGACTTCAATCTTCTGTTGCCACATCATTACCTTACTAGGATTCATCGGTCTATACCATGCTGTATGTTCATTTAAGAATGCAGCATACTCATCTAAAAATTTCCAAGAACCCTTTTCATTAATGTAATCTTTAAGACTAGCCCCTATCTTTAATGTTACCCCCGGCTCAAACCATTGCTGATTAATAAGTTTTGCCATATGATAATAAGAAGAAGCTATCTGACGTTTCTTTAATATGGCAACATGTTTATAATTTAACTCTGCTAGCACTTCATATAATGCCATATGATATTGAGCATCTCTAATATCAGCAAATCCAAACTTTTGTATTTCTTTATTAAAGATTGGTAAAAAGTTTAGCCACATGTAATAGTCTCTGGCTATATACCAAGTTTTAGTATCTGATTTAAATATTACTCCTTTTCTACACTTCTTTTTTTCTCCTTCCCAGTAATTAATAAAATCTCTTGATTTAAATGGAGCTGCGCAATAAAACCCTTGTTTGTTAAATCTAATAGCTTCTGCATTAAACCATGCAGAAGTTTTATCAAAGTTATATTGACCGGGTTCTTTAAATAAATCTCTTATGTAAGAAGCAAAGTCTTCTCTGCTGTCAAAGTCTGTACTGGTCCATGTACCATTATCCCATGTTGGTATATCTTGATATATTTCTGTATCATTGGTCATATCCTAATCCTATTCCTCCTCTTACATTACTTTGTTGTTCTTCCTGAAGATCTTTATAAGCACCTTTAAATGATTCTCTAATTTGTTGATATTTAGCAGCAGCGTTAACTAAAGAGTTTATATTACCATCTCTACCATGTTCAATAGGTGTAGTCTGCATATATCTACCTAATCTATCTAACATAGCAGCAATACCTTTATATGCTCTAGAAGTAGGAGTTTCATACATTTTTTCACAAAACTTTAAAGCCAGATATACATCATCATCTTCTGTAGAAAACTCACCATCTACTTCTTTCATTATAACTTCTTCTTTTTCATGTTCAGGTGTATGAAAAAATGGATTCATGTCAGGATTAGGACAAGTCATATAAAAGAGATACTGATAAATTTTAAGATGATCATCAGGATAATTATCCATTATATCTTTAAGCGACTTTAATGTATAACAATGTTCTGTTGGAACTACTTTGCCATTTTGTATATCAAATAATTTTGCTATCATATTAAGGGTTTATTAGTGTATCAATTGCCGCATAATCATTTGAAACAACTATAGGTCCAGCTCCTGTAACAAATAGCTGAGTATATTCTGTTACTACACCATCAGGTCTTATCCATGTATTATACGCAACTACACTTGCTAATTCAATAGTGGCATCAGAAGTTGATGTTGCTATACCCCCTTCGCCAGCATGTATAGTAACAATACTTGTATCTAGTTTATTAGTAAAGGCCATAATTATTTCTTTTTAAATTTTAGTTTATTATCTTTTAAATGATGTATTAATGATATTACTTCATCTTTTAAATATGGTACAGGTATTTGTAATACATCAGTTACAATAGGATCTCCCTCTTTTGTATATTTAGTTATGGGATATCCGTACTCATCTTTTCCTTCTTCATCAAACTGAACATGGTAAATAAACATACTACCCGGTCTAAGTTTAGAATTATGCTTTAATATAATATACATATAAATACTGAGTTGTAAAGCATAGTGATTAAAATTACAGTCATCTAAATGTGATACTGGAAATTTCATTTTTTGTGAAATACCTTCCCAATCTACCCAAGATTGCATTTTTATTTCCTTATTAGTTTTATAATCAACAATGGATACTTTGCCGTTAATTACTTCAACTAAATCTGATTGTCCGCAAATACCTGCTGATTTTAAATAAACCATGTGTTCTGGATAAACACCAGGATCTAACTTTTGGTTTGGAGAAAGTTTAACACCTTTATCTTTTAAAATAGGACTAAATACAGGAACTACTACACCATCCCTTTCAATTGAAGCTAAAGAACATAAATCATCTTCTCTTTGATTATGGTAAAACGTTCCAAGAGTCATTGCCCTTTCAGATTCTTTTTTCCAAATATCTTGTATTTGTTTTGGTTTCATACCAAACCATTTTGAGTTTTTTCTTTTACAAACTTTTTGCGCTACTTTTTTTGCATCAAAAGGTTCTTTAAAATGAGATGTTAATGTTGTTACACTTATCCAATCTATAGAATTAGCTTGATTTGATGACTTATAACTGTGATCTTTTTCTGTAAATATTATACTCATAATTCTCCTAATTTATCTTCTTGATCTTCAGACATTAAGGCAGACCATTCTCCTATTGGACACTCAGAGGATAAAGCTCTTGTTTTAAATGCAAGAGAACAACCGCAATTACCACAACAAGGTTGTGTACCAGGAACTTCACATTTAGAACCTTTTAAATCTATCTCTGAACATTCCTTACATAGTAACATTCTTTTTTCTGCTATCTCCTCTACAAAGCTATCTCTCATTACAGAGTTTTTAATACCCTCATATATCTGCTTTCTATTTTTCCAAATTTTATTTAAATCCATTTTTTTTATTTAAAAAGTTTTCTTTTCTAATTTTTTCTAACTCAATTTGTTCTTTAATAGAATATAAGGATTCTATTCTTTCTTCTAGTAATTTTTTATTATAATATGCTGAATAGGTAGATGTATCATGATTTTTTAAATATTTTTCAAATTTAGGTATAGCCTTATTCACACTATTTTTCCTAGCTATAAATAAACCAAGACCTGTAATATTTATTCTTGGATGATATAACTCACTTAATAATGTTCTAACATTTTTATAATAAAACTCTACTAAATTTTCTATAAGGTTTTTTGATAAATCTTTTTCTTCAGCTATTTGTTGATACAATATACTTGCTTTTTTTGGTTTCATTTAGCAAGAAAATTGTAATCTAATAATATTGAACCTAGTGTTTCTATATTTAAATCTTTACTTATACTTATTAACTTTTTATTTTTATCATCTTTTTTAACAAGATTATTCTTTACACATTTGTTAATACAGTTTCTAACTGTCTGTTGAGATTTAAAGATTTTATGTTCTTCTGCAGCATCATAACAAAAATGCGAAATTTCTAGTGGGCCTATAGTACTAAGTAAAGTTAAACAGTCAAGATCAGAATTACTCACTGTTATTTTTTTCATATAACAGTGAGTTAATAACTGAAATTTAATAACATCTTTTTTAGACATTATTGCCTTTTTTTGAACTCGTTTAACAATTGCCATTATGCTTCATGTTTTTTTAAAGTTCTCTTTTTTGTTTTTGGTTTAGCCTCTGGTTCAGGCATTGTAGCTTCTTCTTGCTCAGGCGGATTCATCATCATTGCATACTGCATTTGAATCTGAGTTCTTTTAAATCTCATTTCATCAATTTTAGATAGCATTTCTTCATACTTTAACTGGGCTTCTAAATAAGGCATTGATTCAGTATAAAACTGTAACATTTCTTCTTTCTTTGCAGCTAATTCTTCTGGGGATAAATTTTCGTTATTGTCCATTGGTTTAAATTATTTTACCCAAATATACAAATAAAGTTTAAACTACAGAAGTTTAAATAAAAAAACCTAGATAATTAAACCTAGGTTCTTTCATTTATTATGAACAGGAAATGTTTTTATACTTTACCTTCAGCTTCTACCTGCTGAATCATTTCAAAGTGTATTTTAGCTATTCTATCTCTACCTTCTTCAGGTAAAAGGTATTTATGACAGTTATCATAATTAGTCATAAAAAAGTTTTCACTTAATATAGCTGGCATAGATGTATTTACTAATACATAAAAGTTTGATTCTTTATCAGGATCCCCATCAGTAGTATCTTTTCTCATGTACTCACCTTTAAACTCTCTCATAGATTTTTCAAATAATATTGTAGCAATATCATCTGATTTAGTTTTACCTGGAGAAGTATATACTGACCATCCATTAGCAGACTCTTTATCAAAACCATTAGCGTGTATACTTACATATATACACTTTTTATCTGATGACTTAGCTATGCTATTAGCTGATCTAACTCTATCTCCAAGACTTACATCTTTTTGAGTATCTACAAGATTAACATGATCAATACCATTATCTTCACAAAGCTTTACTAATCTATTTACTATAGCTCTATTAAACTCTCCTTCATATAAAATAGATCCATCATCCCACACTGGAGATCTTTTTCCAGAAGTTTGATAAACACCATCTATGATACCTCCGTGACCATTATCAAATAACCAAAGGTATTTTGACTCTTCAGATCCAGAAGATTTAATTGATAAGTCAAATTGTGCATTACAATTTGGACAAGTTATAATTTTTTCCATAGCCATCTAATTAATGTAGGTAAACTATACATTAGTAAAAATATTCCGCACATTGCGCCTAATGATACTACCCCATGTTATTTTCTTTTTCTGATTTTAGTTAATTTATCAATAGAAGTTAATCCTAAAGATCCAAATGCAAATAATGCTACTGCATCTACCAAATACTCAGCTGGTTTAATATCACCGTGAGTAAATGTATTTGCTACTAAAGAAGTTACTAATGCTAATACACATAATAATCCTCCTAATCTTTTAGATGAATAGTGTCCTGTTTCATCACTTAATAATTCTTTAAAAAATGTCTTCATAATTTAGTTTTTAAAAATTTACATAATCTATATATACCATATAAGATTAATAATATTAAGGAAAGATATACTGCTTTATTTATAAGCTGTTTCCATTTAGGTGTTTTCTCATAATATTTTACAGGGATCTTTCTTTCTATAATTTTTTCTACCGTTATGGTATCACATTTACCACTAACATAAATAGAGTCATGAATAGTATCATGAAATATTTCAATTTTAAGCCTTTCTTTTTCAATGATTAAAGTATCTTTTCTAATCTCAGTCCAGAAATGCTGGGAGAACACCGTATCATGTTCCACCTTTTCTACAGTAAGCCTCAGAGTATCTACTACTTCTACACTATCTGTAGTAAGTAAATGAGGATATTTTTCTACCAATCTGGTAAACCTAGCTTTTGGACTACAAGCAACTAATGCTAGCAGCAGTAATACAAAAAAAGTTTTTATCATTTATTTTTAATTGCATGAATGGCTTCAATAATTTCTATTTTCATTTTAGCCATATCATCTCTAATGTCTGTAATGGATTTTTCTTGTTTCTCTCTATTAGATTCAACCTTATCTTTTACATCATCAATTCTTCTGTGAATTACACTAACATCTTTACTTAAATTGTCCAAAACCATTTGTTGTATTGCCACTTTATTTTTTAATGTAAACCAAACTGTTAATGCTCCTACTAAAGCCGATAGGATTGATAATAGAGCATCAAAACCCACCTGCATACTTGAAATTTCCATTCTTTAATCTTTTATATATAAATAACATACTATAATATACGAAAATTATTTAAATTATAGAAATTTATACAGGGAACTTATGTGAATCTATACCTCTATGATAAATATCCACACCTCCTTTAGTATCTCTTCTATACCCAATGTTTAAGATTCTACCTCCTACAGGTTTAATTGGAGCACCTCTTTCAACATGCCATCCTTTAGAACCATCACCATATTCTTCTTTATATGTACCTGTAAGCATCATATGGATTTGTCTTTGTTCTTGTCTATAGTTATCTCTACCTTGTAGTAATCTATCTCTTACATCATTTCTAGCTGCATTCTCATGTATATGACCCATAGTAAATACATCAAAGTCTTCGTACATTTCTAAAGCTCTAGTAAGATTTAATGCTCCTTTAGTTACTATACCTCCTCCACCTGATCCGTGAAAGTATCTTATCTTCATAGTTCTTATTACCCCACCTCTTTCTGTTTTTTTACCTCTGAGAAGTTGATTTATAAGTATCCAGCCACCATAACCACCTACTTGTACATTAGTATTGTTTTCATGATTTAGCATTTTAACAAATCTAGCGAGTATATCTGTTTCTTGCCATTTA